GGAGTAAGGGGGGGAGAGTGAGCACCCCCGGGGGGGGAGAACTTAGTAAGGATTAATAAGAAGAGTGATTTTCCTCTGGCAGTTAGATTATTGAGAGGTGGTCAGGTAGTACCATTTCCAGACTGTGATTTTACAATGGAAGCGCACATAGAAGGCAGCACTGAGATTTATAAGGCTGAAAGAAAAGATGGTGTCTGTAAGCATTGTAAGCAGGATGGTGATAGGCTGATTTTGTTCTTTGATAATCATAACTTCGTAGAGGGAAGACTCTTGATGGAACTTACTATTGAATACCCAGATCCAGATTACTCAGAGGATGGTATTAGACAGGAGCATTTTATAGAGACTGCACCAATTCAGATAGTAGCAGATAATGGTGATGCACTTGATCTTCGCTTGCCTGAACCAAAAGTAGTAGAGCGAGTAGTTGAGAAGATAGTAGAGAAGCCAGTTGAAAAGATTGTAGAGAGGGTAGTTGAAAAAGTAATAGATAATAGCACTTATACAGACCTACAAAAGAAAGCAGCTAAGTGGGCAACAAAACAAGAAGAATTTAGTAGTGGTGATATAATAAGTGGTTTCTTTAGTGCAACGATGAATACTATGTTTTCAGGAAATCCGGAATTGCACAATTTTGAGAAAGATGGACCACACCAATCAGAAATTATTACATACCTATCTAATTTATTTGAACAAGGGTGTAGGCGTGCATTTTCAGGAGTAGAAGCCCCAACTCTTAATCTGGACTTAGTAAACCTTTTTGCTACTAATTTTTCATCTTTTCAAGAGACTTTTTTAAATTGTGTGTTTAACAGCGTCTCCCTTAAATGTAGTTGTGGGCCAAATTTTGAAGCCCTAATGAAACAAGAGGTGATAGACCCACAAGATGTCTCAAAATTTAGGGAATTCTCTGAGAAATATGCTGACGTTGATGATAAGTCTATTTATATAGATTCCGCAAAATTATTGAATACTTTTGATAATTTAACTGCAGATAAGGTAACTATCATTGTTGACACTAATAGTTTTGGCCTTGGACAGGACGGTGGATGGTATCTGTTGGCAGCTATCAATAATAATACTGTAGTTAATACTTTTGAGGTTGGATTTGATAGGGATGTGAATAGAGGTAATAGTACTTCTGATCTCGAAATATCTTATGTAATAGACAAAATACTTCCAGATGTAACAGGTAATAAACACAGGCCTAATATAATATTTAGAAACTTCCTAGGTGAAGCAACTGAGGAACTAAAGCAGAAGGTACTGGATAAGGGTTACTTGTCTGTTGAATTCTATAAGGGTGATACTAAGGTCTTATAGTAGAATATAATTGAATTAATATGAGTAGGGTAGTTAGGAGCGTAAAGGGCATGAGTATTAAGAGGGGTGGTACTAGAAACACTACCCCTATGACTTATAAGATAGACAGGCCTAGAGTTGATCAGATTAAGGAGCTAACAAAGGGTATTAAGTCTGGAATGGGTCTTGATAAGTGCTCCTTAGATGTTATGAAGTTAAGTTAAGATTATGGAATTATTAGAAGGAACAGGTATTGACAAGTTTAATGTAGGTCAGGGTCTTTCATCAGCAATCATGAATCAACTAAATGATGCGATTAATATGAATGCTCGCGCCCTAAATGCCCTACTTAAATCTGACATAAACCTGAATGCTGAAGTAGGTGATTACAAGAAGACATTTACATTCAGTGAGGCAATAAGTCAAGTACCAGTCTCTAGAAGAATATCAGGAATTAAGTTAAGATATATTGACACCCTTACTAAAACTTGGGTAGAGTATGTCTTCACTGGCTCTGATTCTAGTGAGTGGGAAGATGAAGGTTGTTGGAATTACAGCCTTAGTAGTATAATTAGTGGAGGAGAGTTTTAATGATCTGGAAAAGCGAAGAAGGTTTTAAGGACTATAGCATCTCTTTGTCGAGTCTTAAGAAGTCATTAGGTATTGAGAAGGTAGACTATGAGGTTAGGCCAGAACTTGCTCCTTACCTAGTTTATATTATCAAGCACCTTAATAACTTACTAATTGATGCTGGTGAAAGTGCTGGTATTGTTGATAAGTTAAGGGTGATTTTTGATGAACATGAGAGAGGTGCTGATATGATAGTAGGCCTTAAGGGAATGAAGCTGGCTAAGGAGATTGGTATTGAGACTGATAATACATGGGGATCTGTTAATGATTTCTTTGTACCGTACGAAGAGGATAGGTTTGTCTTCTGTTGGTCTAATGTAATGTCTAGTCTTATCACTCGTCTTAGATTACAGTATGCAAGTCTCTTAGTGGAACCTATTACTCAAGGTTGTGGTTGCTGTTGTGGTAAGGGTGAGACACAGAAAGATTGGGAGAAATATACTAGTGGTGTTTGGCCTGAGGAAGAAGACTATAGCAACTATGATTACGGAACAACTAGTACAATGGGTCTCGGTAAGGATGGTTCAGAGTGTACATGTTGTTATAGAAGATAATTTATTTTGGAGTGGGATGAAAAATATAAAAAAATTCAGAAACCTGGATGAATTTAGGGAGTATAGAGCTACAGATGGTTGGGGTTATCCGGCTATCAACTATGTAGGTACTGATGATGGTGGTAAACAGGTCTTCTACAATAATGAGTTTATCATGAGGTGGTATGACGAAGATACACTCAAGGTACCAGTATTTGCAGGAGATATTAAGTATGATGACTTTAAGACTTGGGTAGAGAATAGTAGTTGGCCTTGTGAGATTAAAAAGGATGGTACTAATTTTAACTACCTGAGGAGAGAAGAAACACTTGATGGAAAAGTAAAGCTAGTTGATAGAAACCGACTTGATAATGGAACAACTAGTCATTATAGTAGCCCAGATAAAGACGATTACCTACAGATGACAGAGATTCCTAACATCAACATTGGTCTTTTCTCTGGCGTGGATAATATAAAGGGTCCATATAAAGAGGTTAGATTTAATTTTGATAAGGGCTGTCCGGTGGGTTTTAGAAAGTGGTTTGGTAAGTCTAAGTTTAATAAAGAGCGTGACTGTTATACTAAATTACTAGGTAGGTATGATGCAGTTAATACAGAGGCCGGTTTAGTTTGTTCGGTGGGTAATCAGATAGTGTACTCAAAGAAATGGGTGCCTAAGAAATTTAAGGATGCCAGATTAAAAACAAACAAGGAACTACTCGGCATTACATACTGGGAACAACTTGTACTTAGTTTTATCTTAACTGCCTACTATAAGACATTCAATCATAACAGTATCTTCCCGACTACTTGTAATATTCAAAATAAAGTAACTGGTGAATCTGATGCTGAGGAATCTGGCTTATCAATCGCTTATACTACTTATATGAAGGGTGATGTAAACGAGGGTAAGGTTAGTAGTTTCAGATTTATGCACCTCGAAAATCCATTCTTTTTCAATAAGAGAGGTGGTATTTTCACATTTGGTTATCTAGTTCATAAGACAGATGAGGGTGATAAGATTTCTATTAAGTTTGATGAAGTTTCTGCCAACGATGAGTACCTAAAGACAGAAGGTTCGGATGTAGTATTAGATGCAGCCTTGAGAGAATGGGGAAAAACACCAGGCACTAGATTCATTGGGGAGGTAGACTTATATGGTAACTCTATGAAATCTAGTACCCCAGCTTCATCTACCACTGGATTTTGTGCGTCGATAATCAATACGCATGGTCCAAATAGGTTAGAGTCTGAGAAAGGCTTGATTGTTGGTGGAGTTGGTATGTCAGAGAGTCAGGTGAGTGCATTATCTAAGGAAGTATCGTATAATGAGACCGACGCAGATTCCAGTGTTGAGCTCAGGTTTAGATTGACGATGTAAAAAAAAATAAGAGAGAATTGGTTAGGTTATTATCCCTTTCCTTTTCTCTCTTTCTTGTTTGTCCTAGTTGATCCAGTCCTTAATTCTTTCAGTACATAAGGTAATCAGTTCCTCTCGCTTACTATTACAAGGCGGAATGTTACCCACAGTGCTTACCTTTTTATTCACTGTCCAACTATTCTCATTACAGATCATATTAAAAGCAGCTTCATCCACATCTAATAGATCCTTATAAGTTTTTACATTCTGTACAGTACCCTCTCCATCTCTAAGAATAATACGATCTCTACTTCTATCTAAGCAAAGAATGGTATTGTCTAACATTTCCTGGTATTTCTTATAGTATTCAAACGTAGCACTTCTTAAGCCTTCTAAGTCACCAGCTGTTTTATTTTTCCTTAGCCAGTCTATAAACTCTATGTATGTAGCCTTAGTAGTACTTTTAATAATAGGACCTTCCTCAGCACTATATTGAACCCCAATAGAGATATAACCAAGTGCAGCAATACTTGAAATAGGTTTATCCATTTGCTCATCCAGGTACTTCCCAAACTCGCTTCCTAAAACTTGTCTTGGGTAGTAAGCAATGAGTGTTGAAGTCTTGCAGAGATGTGGTGCTTTCTTAAATAGTTCACCAATGGCAGGGCAAGTATCTATTATATACTCGTTCCATAGCTTTTTGATTTCACACTCAATCTTACTCATACAACCCTTACGTACATCTTCATGAAACTCGTCAGACCTATTCTTGAAAAGAACCTCATAGTAGTTGCCTAAGGTGTATAGGTCTGGTTGACTAATGGATGTGCATAATAGTTCTGTTTCTTTTTCATCCTTGCTTAGTAGAGACTCCAACTCGCTCACATTACTAGACGGCCCTAGATTTTTAGATACCAACTCTAATGTAGTATTACTAGTTAAGAGGTCGAATATCTTCTCTAGTTTCCCATTAATTTTCTCTAGCGATTCTATATAGTTCCCTGCTCTTTCACGCAGACCTTCATAGAATTCTGGGTAGCTAGCTTTAATCTTGTCGGCATCCACTGCATAAGGCCTGAACATAAATGGTAAGTCCTCTTCTATCTTTATACCTCCATTTTTGAAGTCTACCCCACTAAACACTTGAGCTTGATAATCCAGAATCTTATCTCTCCTACCATTTTCAAGGATAGTAGTTAGGTTAGGGCGAGATTTACCAGAGATCCCCAATAAGAAGTCAAAATCTATGTAGTATTCCTGGGTTTTTGCTAGACCTATCAAGTCCATATTCGAGCTAACTTCATCCCAAGCTAGTTTCTGTTCTTTTGTTAGGTGAGACTCTACTGCATTTTCAATATACAGCTTCAAGTCATCTCTACACTTTTTGTATTCACTGTACTCACTTGAATTCAATAACCATGAATTCGTAATTTCTAATCTGTCTTTCTTACTAATCATACTCATAAAATAATTGGTTATTACTACCTATAAGGAATCTAGGACAAAAAATAAGAGACCAGAAATTAATCTAGTCTCTATCTTCTTACAGTATGTTCTTAAGCTTTTCTACTATACTGTCTAAGCTGATTTCTTTTTCTACGTCACCAGGCTTCTTCCAAGTCTTTAGGTAATTTTTAATACCCTTAGACTTACAATAATATATAAAAAGCTCTGGGTCATAGTCAAACAAGTCCTCTACTGTTATTATATCCTTTCTCCCCTTAAACTCTGTTGTATATGAATAGGGAGTTTTACTATCACTTACAATATATAGACCGCTTACCTCGTCATTTTTCCGCCTATATTCCGACTTAATTATTCCATTCTGTATTGTCTTGATCTTAGTTACTAGTGGCCTTAGTTCTGGGATAGTGCCTAAGTTACTAGTCACCCAATTATCTAGTAGCTTAAAACTAGATACCGCACCGACACGACTAAGGATGATAGGTGGTTTTTGCGGGAGGCTATCAAAATTTACAGTAATAGCTAATGATTGTACTGTCTTACTATACTTTCCTCCTCTCTCCTCAGTATAAAATCCACATAGCTTATCTCCACCTACAAACCCAATTATCATAAGACTATCTAGTTTTCTATAAAAGGATGGACACTCCTTGCTTATCTTATACAGTGCAGGGTTATTATGTTGGAGGTATAGTTTTATCAGCTTATCTATCTCAACTGCTAATAACCCATCTAACCTATCCGCTAAGTTCCATTCTGATATATTATAATACCTTTCTTTTATTCTCGTATGGATATTAAGCTGGTCAAGTTCTGATAGCTTTTTCTTTAGTAGGTCACCATCAATATAGTCTTTTCTTAGCATAATTCATATAGTTTAGGAAGTTCTTTTTTAAGTCTTGTCTTTGTCATCTCTTTATGGCAAAGTGCTTTACACATTACATCTATACTGTCTCCTAATCTATTACAGACGGTTAGGTACTGCATAAACATATTTTTCAGTACATCATAGATATCCTTATTTGTAACCTCTAGATTATCAAAGCTCTCTAGTGTGTCATCAAAAAGTCTAGGGCATTGATATTTAAAGTCTATTCTTAAGTTACGTATTTCAGGAACAATACCAGAGTTGAAGATATTTATATACCTTCCATAATAAGTACCATACCTAGGAATCATATTGTACATACTGTTCTTAATATGTGGGCAGTATTTTTCTTTAAATCCACCCAGAAAACCTAATCCAATATCTTCCTGGTCTAGTATACACTCCGGGTTCATACTCCTAGCTTCTCCTATTAAGTTCAGAGTATCTTCTCCTAATAGGTTCTCAACATACTGCTTAATTGTTTCTGCTATTTCTTTTTTTAACCTTACGATTTCTATGTAGTCCTTGGAAGCAGAAATCCAAGAACTAACTATTTTCAATCTAATTTTATCTTCCATATACTTATAAGGTATTGACTTGCGATTATATGCCCATAGTTCTCTTATATGTGTATAATTAACATATCAATTATGAATATTAGCAAAATTTTAGATCAAGAGAATGTAGAGAAGAATCACCAACTCTATGCAGCTGGACTTCTCGATGTAGTTGGTTTCCTAGTAACAGATCTTTGGGGACAACTAGAAGAGGAAAACAGACTTAGAGGTATTGTTAAGAAGTACCGAGAAAAAGTCTACGCCGCTTATTACCAGATTGACAGTGGCGTGACGGAGTCTGATATTCTATTGTTTGGTAAGATTCTTTACTTACACAAGGGCTTACTAAGGAAAGAGTTTAACAGACTAACTACAAAGAGACTTTCCCCAGCTGATGCATCTATTACTATTATTAGGCGCCTACTTAGTATTATACTTGAGGTTGATGATCTTGAGAATAAGTCTAGCATAGAAAGCGTCAAAGAGGTAATAGATAATCTTTGGGAGTATATCAAGAACAGATCAAAACAGGATTCCTTATTTAACTTAGCAGATACAGTGAAGACTAATCTGAATAAGGGGAGTCTGGGAAAATATACGCTCGATGAATTTACACTCAAAGAGCCAGAGTACACAAAAGATCCTATTCAAGATGATGGGGTTAGACTAAATGAAAGTAGTTCTGCAGCAAACAAACTACTTGAAATAGAAATGTAATACAGGAATGGACAGAAAAACAGTAAACGCACTAATTGTCGATGATAATGACTTTGAGTGTAAGAAAGATCGCAGTAAGGTAACAATAGATGATATTAAGATGTCTAATATTGGCTTTATTGCAAGTGACCTAGAAAAATATCCAATAATTATCTATAAAGGCAGGCTTGGTAAGAAAGCGCTGAAATTGGATATCTAAGGGGAAGAATAAAAAAGTCTAAGGCCGGAGAAATTAATCTCTAACCTTAGGCTTTATTTTTTTTGTTCTAATCTAGTAAGTAGTTTAGAACAGTCTTATCTCTACCTAATTTCTCGTCATATACTCTATCCAAGTATACGAGGTTGTCATAGTTGTGTGGGTAGAACATTAGATATTCATACTTAAATGAACCTCTACCTCTACTAGATGTCACTTCTACTCCATCCTCCTCATCGATAATATCAAGTAGCATTTTTTTCGCAATATCAACCGTAATACCACACTGCTCATTTTCTTTGAACATTGGGTATGACAATCTACATGCTAAGAGTGAATCCTGTACGACAATATTTCTAATGTCACTACAAGAACTTTCCAAGATAGATTCTGACTCTAAACCCTTGATGCCCTTCATAAACATCGTTAGGACCTCGTTCTTTGGTCTATCTGGGTACTCTTCTAATAACTTTTTATATTGATCAAGATCTCTCTCGACCTTAATCATTGCTGACCTTTCTTCCCACTCACCATCTTCTGTAAGTGCTTCAAAAGTAATCAACAAGTAGCCATCTAATTCGGCTTGTAGTTTGAGGTTTCCCCACATACTGAAATACTCATTTTTCAGCTTTTCATAGAGACCTTCAACTCTTTTATCTTGTTCTTTGTCGAAACGTCCGATGATTGCAGGTAAAAAATCCCTAACATCTACGGTTCCATTTCTGAACTTAGGACCTCCATCTACATACGCTGATTCAGGTATTGTAAATAAGAAGTCAATATAATCAATGCCATCAACCTCTGTTTGTCTAATGTGAACGACATTTTCAGAGCCGCTTGCATTGGAGGTATTGATGCACTCTTCGCCAAAGTGTGCAACATCATATGCAACCTCCGTAAATAATTCTCTAACAAAGTCCTTGGATTCTGCAACGTTCCCTGTTTCGGTACTAGTTATTGTTCCATCAACTTCGTCAACCTTATAACCCGCCTCTTCGAGTACTTTTGCGTTTTGTTTTTCACGCTCTTCTAGTACTTGTAATTTCTGCTTAGATCTTTTATAAATCCAAACACCAACTGCGGCAATGAGTAAAGTACCAATGCCTAACTTTATTACTTTGTTCTCCATTTTGTTTTTCGAACTTTTTTAGATTAATAATTAGGTTTGTTATTAGGTATTACCTTACTCCGTTGTTAAACTTCGTAAAACCACCACGACGATTACCACCAGGTCTATTGTCCCTGTGATGATCATGGCGTCCTCCTCCATTGTTATTGTGTCTATCTCCCTGACGATCACCACCACCAGGTCTTACATTACCCCACTTGTAGAGGGTTGTGATTGTGGCAACAATACCACCAATTGCAAGACCCGCAAAAATAGCTGAGCTTGCATAATTATCACTATAAGATTCTAGGACTGTTCTCTTACCGCCCTTCTTACCATCATTGTTATTACCAATGATTCTTGACATCAATTCCAATTTCTTAAACATAATCTGTTCTCCTCTTATTTGTTGTTGTTACTGTTTCTTCTTAACTCCTTAAGTTCTCTCTTACTCTTTCCGAGAGACTTATTTGTTAGGTCTGCACCTACTGCTGCAAGTGCGCCAACTACTAATACAAGGAATCCTGCCTTCACCGCAAAAGATCCCATCTCTCCTAATGTGTCACTAACGACTACACATCCACGCCCGAACTTCTGCTTTCGTTCGATTCTCTTTACTAATTTTTCACTCTTCATATAATTAATTGTTAATTGTTAATAATTCATGTTTAATTTCTAATTATAAGGTTTTTAGGGGAATCTAGTTGAAGTGAATAAAAAAAGAGTGCGACAGTAAATCTGCCACACTCGATTCAATTTAAACTATCTGGAGAACTTAATCCTTAACTTCAGATTTGGTTTCCTCAACTTTTTCCTTCACCTCTTCAGCCTTTTCTTCGTAGGCAGATTTCATCTCTGCATACTTAGCCTTAACTGCTTCGCAAATTTCTTTGCGCTTGATGATTGCAGCAGAAATAGCTGCACCTATAATTGATCCAAATACGAAATTTTTCATCTTTCTGTCCTCCAATTTTTAGTTAAAATTGTTAGTATTATTATACTTAGGACGGTTGTTATTCCAACCACCTTTGTACTTACCCTCCCACTTGTTGTGGTTAGGCTTAGCCTGCTCTTCTGACTGAGCAGTTGCAGTCTGAGTTTCCTCAGCTACCTCTACCGGAGCTTCCTCTAAAACAGGAGCATCCTTCTTTGCGAACGCATTCTTACATGCATTCAGTCCATCGTTACCTAATGCAACGATCTTCTCACGAGCCGTCTTAGACCCGATCAAAACTCCTACGGCAGTACCAACTACCGCAGCTACGATCTTGCCACGATTTCTCTTAAAGAAACCAGGCTTGTTCTCTACTTGCTGAGCTACATTCTCAGCTACGTTCTTTACAGTGTTTTCTACACCTTCCAAAATTTCCTTGTTCTCCATAATTTTCACAAGTTAATTGTTAATAATTCGTCAGTTTTTTATCCTGACTTTGTTAAAATATCTCTTATAAATGTTTTATTATTTTCTCATATATAAGGTTTCTAGGCCATTTTAGACGTCAAATTTTTTTTTCTCAGGTGGCTGTATCTGGGGTGGCTTAAAATCCTTATATGTGATTAGAATTTCCATTTATATTTAATATGTATTTTATTAGGTTGAGACTTGGCCGTGAGGTTAGGTCTCAATTATTTTTTTTTCATCACCCCAAGTTTTTCCGCCTGTTCATATAAGTAGCCGATCAAATGTGCACCAGGTTCTCCACTAGTACTGATTCCTCTAGTGGTTAGTATATTTTCGACTAGGTGATAAAACTCATGTACTAATACACCACCTAAGTCTCTATCTTTTGCACTAATATTATCCAGTTCAAGACAGATTAGGTACTTATTCCCTACTACACACCCTCTACTAGTAAGACCACATGCATTCTCTAGTTGCTCTCTGAACCTTTCTTTCAGTTTGATGTCCTCTGTATACTTCTCTGCTTCCTCGTATATTTCATCAAGTCTCCCTACTAAGATGATAACTCCTGTAAAATATACGTCAATGTCAATACAATATTTCTCCATAATAAAGAAAGAGAGTATACTATTTCTAATATACTCCCTTGTTTTTTAAATATTATTCTCTAACCACCTACACGTCTCACTATTAATATCATGCGACGCCCAGCCACATAATGATATATCTACTACTAAGACTGCACATTTTCTGTCTGGATCAAACCCATCTACCATATTTCTAAGGTCGGCTGGTGTATGCGAGTCTGTTGATACTACGTATGTGTTTCTGTTGACTTGCTTTATTTTTCTTCCAAACTTTCTTTCTAGTCTTTCAGTAATCTCCAAGTATCTCTGTGCAATATCCTTACTTGGTTTTAGCGAGAAGGTAATTAGAAAAGCTGCCATACTACTCTTCTCCTACTCCGTTTTCTTCCAACCACTCTTCAATCAGTGTTTTAGTCACTTCATTCTGTTGGTTTGCTTTCTGAATACTCTCCCAGATAGCTTCGAACTGCTTATCTGTGTAGTCGATCTTAGACTTATTACGGTCATTAAAGATCTGATCAACTACTTTCTGGATAGCCTCTGCATTTTCTGGATCTGCTGCCTTGACTTGTACTGTGAGCTGTCGAATGTTATACTCCTTCTTAGTATCTTCATCATCGCCCATTACAAACTCCTTAACAGCTGAGCTAGTCTTTTTGAGCACCTCCTTAGCACCACCAACCAGGTCTTCTCTTGTTGACTTAGGATTCTTTACAGTCTCCACAAAGTCCTTAATACTTTCTTTAGGACTCTTAGACATTTCACGAGCATCTTTGACTGCTTCGGTTAGTTCTTCTTTTACTACATCTGCCATTATTGCAGCTTTCTTCAAAAATTTTCTGATCTTACTCATACTCTTTAGTTTATATTCACTAATAAGGGTTCTAGCGGTTCTCTTAGTCTCTACGGTTTCACAGAGATTGTCAGAATAGTACCTATTACCAAGAATTCTATCAAGGTTCAAGGCAATTAATTCTGCTAGCTTATCATGACCAAAGCAGAATTCGTCTGGGTGTTTTTGTACGTACTTAAGATCAAACAGTACATACTTCTCTACTTCCCCAGATTCACCACCTCTCATCATCGTAGATAGTTCATTTCTACTACTCATAACATATCTCAGTGTCTGTTGTTCTAAGACAGTCATGTACCTAAGTGTTATGTTTCCATTGTTTACATCAGGTCCATCATCTAGTCCGCAAAAGTGTAGGTCCTCAGGGTTTACAACTAGACCTGTTTCTTCTAGTAATTCTCTGACTGCACCCCTCCTAATATACTGGTCTGCAAAATCATAGTATCCACAAGGCATACAATACAGGCCTACATTATCAGGGCAACCAGGACCTCTCTTTTCAAACAGGAATAATAAGTTTTCGGTCGGATCATAGCCCTTATCATTCCAACAACATACTGAACATACTGTGGCAATGCTAGGAGAAAACCACCTAACCTTACCATCTTCCTTACACGTGAATGGTTTATTTGTTTCCATAATTTTTTGTAATATACTCTAATTTTTCTCTGAACTCAAGGGGACTTATTCCTGCCATTACTACTACGGCGGGGACATGTCTATTACTTACGTCCTTCACGAATAACCAAGGAACAGCACCCAGGTTAATATCTTCTACAGACCAAGGACAATTACATCCGCCGTAATTCTCTGGCAGCTTATATTCTAGTGGGTAAGTACTGAAATAACCCTCATCATCTTCACTACCAATGAATGCGAAAGGTACTTCAATAATATCTCCCTCTGTTTTCTCATACGGTTCCCCAGCATTACAATCATAGGGTGCATCATTCCAGTCATCACCCCATTGTTCTAGGAGGTCAAGTTTTGTAAAGAATGCGATGTGTGTTCTACTGGTTTGATCATACTCTGGATTTGGTAAGTCCCTGTATTCTACCTTAGGATCATACGCCATCACACCATATTCCCTTACAAAATCCTTATACTCCTGAGATTCTAGGTATTGCTTCGTTGATTCAGTTGGTCCGTATACTGTGGGACTTATTTCGTCTACATAACAGAGCTTGTACTGATCATAGCTCTTATCAATTTCGTTCAGTAATACTGTCTTACTCATGGAAATACTTGTTTGAATGGTTTAATATTACCGCCCATTACATTTCGCTTACTATTCTTATCTTCTAGCACCGCAAAACATATCTGGCTAAACTGATTCTCAAACTCTGATTCACCTAGGACTTCTCTAAATGATTCTGCTGTTTGTAGTGGATTATTACCATACGCACCACAACCAAAGGCACCTAGTACTAATTTTCTATGTCCCTCCAGTAATGCTATCCTAAGTATTGTCCTTATCTTACCTTTCAATACCGTCAAGTCTTTCTCCATCATTTCACCTTTACTATTCAAGTCAGGTCTTTTAATGGCAGGGACTGTGATAACTGAGCAGGTGAAAGGGTCCGATAAGTAGCTGTAAGACGTAGCGGCTCTAAATACTGTTACGTTCCTACTATATATACCTCCAAACTCTGAGATAGGATATGCTTGCTTCACCAATTTATCACCGAACATACCTAGCCGCTTTTGATCACAGCTATATAAGGACCGAACTAAGCTGCTCCTCCTACACAGTTCTTCTTCTTGTGCTTTTGATCCCCTCTCTACACCACCGCCAGGGCAATAGAAAGATGCCATGTTAAGTACAGCACAATCAGGACCTAGTTTCTTAGCTGCGAGTAGTGTATCAATGTTCTCTACCCAGGTCTTAGTAGGGCCAGAGGGAGCGTAGTTTTTATTCTTTACGCTCAATGTTCTCTTATAGTATCTAGTCGTTGGCAAGCTCAGTTCATGCCACTTACTATCCGAATCTAGATAGCCCTCATTCATAATTACATCACAAGTGTCTTTAAAAATCTCTACTAATTCATTCTTAGATTTTGTCATGTCTTTTGTTTTACTTTATATTATTAAGGATTATAGGCTCACTCCTTCTACTATATTATTACCTTGCTTTATCACGCTCAGTTCATCATATATTTTTCTCTTGAGTGTACCTGGTTTTGGAAGGGGATAGAATACAGTACCTCTATTATCCCAGAGCCAATCATTAATATCACTCACAGGGGAACCAAATATTGTTTCAACCTCAGGCTCATAGTAGAACCATTCATCTAAGAACTCAACTTTATAATCAGCAAGTCTTAGGTGAAGTTTTAATTCCATCATCCTATCTCCCTCACGCCAAGCAATAAACTCACCTAGCGGATTGTGTAGGTTATATGCGGTTTCTCTTGTCTCCTTACTACCGTCCCCTGTATAACCTACCTTAACTGCTTTCCTTGAACTCTTGAAAGCACCTGTACCAAATAAATATAGCATATAATGAAAAAATAAAAAATGCCACTAATACCTCGACACAAAACAAACGAGGTAGGCATTTGACCAACATCTTAAAGAATTTATTACTCCTTACTTTAGATTAACCTAAGTGTACCTAAAATACTCGGTACCTTTCTACATTTTCACAAATTCTATAACATTGCCTGGCCTATTGATGTAACAAGTGGTAATTCCTGTGTATGGATTGGTAGCGTACAGTTTTACGTTGTACGGCTCACCTTTCTCATTAACCATACCATCATAAGAACGACCCATCCAGTCTGTACTTAAGTCACCAGGTACAGTTTGATACCCTGAGTAACCTGTCGATAAGCTAGGGTCGTTAATTAAGCTATATGAATTCTTATCAAATAACCTATTAACATTACTAGCAACTGACGAAAGTGACTGAATAATCTCCATAGTTCCACCGCAAACCATCTGACCAATTTTCAGACCGTTCACTACATTACGTCCAAATTCACTGTTCATTGCTGCATTACCACATGAATTCTGAGGTTGTGCTTGAACTCCTGTGTTGTAGGATGGATTTGAACCCCTTGGAGGAACTGTTGAAAAACCACGTTCTTTAATCTGTTGTTCTGCTGGCATATCATCAATACTCTGAGGTCCTTGGTTAGAATTACTCGTCTTACCCAATTCCCTGATACCTGCAAAAACAACTGCACCACTTACTGCTGCCACTAATACTTTAAGACCTAGAATGGCAATTTTAGAATAATCAAGATTCATCTAAGATTCTTTTTAATGTTTGACTACTAATTTTTCTACTTTCATAATAATTTTACAAATCTGCCAATTCAGACAATAAACTCTCTAGCGCTAATATTGAATTAATTATCTTACACTTATAAGGCATAGAGGCCCTTGTAATACGGAAGCCTTCAATCCCTTAAACATGATAAGGCTAAGGTTTGTCGCCGACGAAAATATAATTGTCCAAGTAGGAATAATAAAGAGAGACACAGTGTCATTAGACATTAAAACACGAAGAAGTCAACGTACATCCTTTAAGTTCCTACTATGTATGTACAGTGTTGGGGAAGTAGTGGTGTTCCTGGCCTTATCATTTTTTTTTCGTCCCCATGGAAATAAAAAAGAAGGAGAACTACTTGTCTCCCTCTTTGTTTTCTTTCTCTTCATTCTTACCACAGCACCAATACTTGATTGTTGCCTTAATCTCTTTCCATACCACACTCATAAAAGTAACTGAGAGTGGCTCTTCTGTAATATTGTTCATAATATCTAATCTTTTAAATATTCTACAATCTCTAACTTAACTCTGTGGAGCCCATGCATGATGAGCTTACCAACGATTATAGATCCAATTACTAGGACTACCATCATTGTATAGATGACTGTCCAGAATAAGACCCAACTTTGATCCACTGTCATAATTATAGTATTTAATTGTTAATATCTTTATTACACTAATAAGGGATCTAGGACATTACAGGGAGCAAAAAAAGGGTAGCCCAATCTCACGACTAAGCTACTCCCCCAATAAAATTATAATTATGACTATAATAAAAATACATTCTCATAATTAAGGATTCTAGGGCTATTAGTTTACAACCCTAATCTATTAAGCACCATTTCTACGTTGTGCTTTATTATTATCTTATCACTATCACTCCACTTGTCTTTTTTCATTTGAAGTTCTAGTGTATCTCTTGCATTTAGTTGTGCATCCATCTTAGTGAACCTACTACATTCCCAATCAATCACTGTTGCAGTCCAGTCCATCTTACACCAGCCATGTAGTTTACCATAGTCTAAGTGGTGGTTTGCATGTGTTCTGTGAAATTCCCTGACTGTTGAATACTCACAAAACAACTTCATCCAAGGTTTCTCTATATCATGTAGTAAGAATCTTGGTCTCCACACTTTATGATTCAGTGCAGTCATTTGAAAAGCAGACCAATGTGCAAACCAATACTTGAAACTACTTCTATCACTCTTACGGAAACCAAAATCCTTAGAGAGATACTTCCTGATCTCACTTACTACTTGAGCACAGAATTCTTCTACATTCCCATCTTCCTTTAGGTCAATTAAGACGCTTGGGAGATATATTTCTGGATTGAACTTATAATACCTCAACAGCTCTACCTTCCCATCTTGATTATTAAAGTAGAGCGTTAGGGATGTAAAACCTTCATGCTCTTTGAGAAAATCTAGGTATACTACATATTCACCTGGTTTCTGCTCAAGTTCTACTAGCTTAGCATTGTACGTAGATAGCTCGTTGATCCTCTTACATAGGTACTCTGGCGTTAATTCCATTTTCTTTTTCTCCATATTTACTGTTTCAAATGTTACTACTTCTGCGTTGGGTGATAGACTGAAATACTTCTCATCATCACAGAATAGGGGTGAACTATTACCATAACGAGCATTCATAAGGTCTTCAAATTCTGCAGACTCTTTGATGAATTGTTCACACTCGCTTATCTTATCAGTGGGTGAGAATGAGACAAGATACACAGACCTAGCCTCACTATACTCAAACTTAATACTTAACCACCTATAACGGCTTACTAGGTAATTAAACCAATCTCTTAGTTCTTTTTCTATCTTACTTTTCATAATAAAAATCTACTGCTGGACTATACAAGTTAACGTTAGTATATCCAACATCCATTACTTCTTCTATATATTCTTTCACTAGATCACAGTTTCTACTTAATGATTCCTCACTCAGCAGGTCTTCCCAAAGTTCATTAGTAGTTAAGCTTCCATCACGGTTAGTTACTATCGACTTAACTTCTAATTTTCCAACGGACTTATTGATAGTAATTGTAAGTTCCTCTGGATTGCCCTCTATTTTAACAACCAGGGTATCACAAGGCACTGCGCTAGTATAATCGTAGACATAATACTTACTATTAAGCAGTCTACTCATTAATCTTGTTTTTATCGTATAACTATCTAATATCATTCTATCAAATCTGTAAAGCGGACTCTGTATTGACATTACAATAATAAGGATTTTGAGGGTGAATCTGGAAAGCCTTGAAAACCTTAATAGTGTAAATGAAGAATAAAATTTTATCTTATGTTAATATGTGTAATATGTTAAGTAAAATTTTAGTAGATTGCCTTTGTTCATCGGTGACTTGTAACGGTTCGAATCCGTTCAGAGGCGCTATGAGCTATTCCACAGATAGTTCATTAATAATTAACGTTAATTTTATAAATCAATTAAGATGAACAAATTTTTAATCTACACAAGTAACTTGGATAGAAATCCAAGAAGCATGCGAGATGTTATTAGGTTTGCTCAACAGGCTCCAAAGTTCTACCTAGCAAGTGTAGAGCTCAGTGACGTATTAGGGAATGTCCGAGAAGGTGATAATATTATCACTAAGAAAGGAAACTCTATCTACGTGATTAGAGCAATCTCCGAGTCAGTAGATGACTGGTCAGATGAGACTAGGGAGTATGTAGAAGAGCTTTCACGCCAGTATGGTCTTAAGAGGTGTAACATTACAAGTGTTGCACAGGTAATTAAGTTTGAGACCTGGTGTAAGCAAGGAAGAGCAATTATTAACAAAACAGTAAAAGAAAAAACAATGGGAAGTATTAGCAATCTCAGCAAGACGATGTTTTCAAAGTTCATGCCAGCAAAGGCAGAAGGTGTTCGTGTTTCAATGGATGGTAACATCTGTGTTGAAACTAGCGAGGGTTATGTAACAATCGACGCCAATAACAAGTTGGCATCATACCCAGAGGAGTTCACAGTAGATCTCCCAGTATTCACAATCTGCAAGTCAATCGATCAGTTGGCAGTTGGCGATATCATCAAGTGCCCAAAGAGCTATGCAAAGATCACCAAGATCGAGGGTGAGAAGTTGACAGCTATCAGCTTCACAGGTACAGGTAAGGTTGTTCACACGATCAAAGATATCCTGTTCAACCAGACAACAGTTCGCGTTGTTGTATCAATGGTTGGTAACATTGGTGGTCAGATGAATCCAATGATGATGATGGCGCTTATGGACAAGGAGTCAGGCTCTGGTAAGGGTCTTGACACAACTGCATTGCTTGCCATGATGTCTATGAACCAGAATGGTGGAAATCTTGGCATCAACCCAATGATGATGATGCTCATGGGTGGAGGCGACGATAAGTCATCACTCAAGGATCTCTTACTCATGTCTGCAATGACCGGCGGCAATGGATTCAATATGTTCCAGGGCTTCGGTGGCATGCAGCAGGGTCCAGCAAAACCAGCAGCAGAGGTAAAGCCTGAGGAAGGTCCAGCTGCTGAATAGTAGAACATTGATTGAGATAGGTACTTTTCTGTGGGAAGTACCTATTTCTTTTTTAGAATTAGATGATTATGAGCAATAAAATATTTAGTTTCCTAAACTATTATACCGATTTTGAGTATAAAATAGATGGAATGGAGAACTTTAAGAGATCAGACAATCATGCATGTTTTGCTGAGGCTCTTAGTAAGATGAGATATAAATTTGATAAGGAAAAAGAGTTTAGCGGGTCTTATAGAGTTAGAATCTACAGGACAAAGCGCAAGATTAGTGAGAGTAAGAATAACTACTGCCTACTTAGTAAAAAGGAGATTAGGGATTATATCAATATTCTCAAGAAAGTAGTTGATTTTAAGTGGAGATTCTTGAAAGACAACAAAGACTTCTTTACTGTCAAGGTGGATATCCAGAAAGGTTATCACACCACACATAGGGCAGTTCTATTTTGGATCAGAAACTTATACGAGTTCCCAAATAATGTATACGTGAAGGATGCTGAGATATTCAGAAAAGATCACAAGTACGATTACATGGGAGCTCTCAATATACATAAACTAGTTTGCCTATCTAATGAAGAGAGGGGTGGAGGTCATGCAATATTTGATGACGACTACGAATATCTCGGAACGTTAGATGAATATAGGAAGGCATGTTACTATGACGGAGGTTACTACATATCTGATGCAATTGGCGAATTTGCTAGGAGTATTGAGAAGAGTAGGAAAGACTCACTTATTATAAATGAAACTGAAGATTTTAAAACCCTTGAATTCTGGGATGAGCCTGATAATGACTGTCCACAAAGAAAGGATAGGTTCGAGGTATACAGTAAGAATTTAAAATTATATACTAGAAAAAGATGAAAGTATTTGTAGTAGGGCCAGCAGATTATTATGCTAGGTTTTTGAAGAATGCAGTGTTAGTGGAGAAACAAGAGGATGCAGATGTAATTTTGTTTACAGGTGGTGAAGACGTTGATCCAAGCACCTATGGACACCGCCGACATCCTCGCACATATTCAAACATACAGAGAGACAAGGAAGAAATAGAAGTGTTCAAGAAGATTCGTAATGATCAGCTTGCATTTGGTATTTGTAGGGGCTCTCAGTTTTTATGTGCAGTTAACGGCGGAAAATTGGTGCAAGACTGTAGTAATCATGCAATAGGTGGTACACATGAGATAACGAATGGTAAGACCGTGTATGATATAACATCTACACATCACCAAATGCAGTATCCATATAACCTTGGGGACTCTGAATATGAGGTTCTATTTAAGTCACAAGATAACAGGTCAAACTATTATGAAGGAGACCAGGAGATTGATAGTGACAAGATAGAGAAACTTGGAGAGCCTGAGATTGTACTGTATAAGGTAAAGGGAAATCCGGTATCTCTTGCAGTACAGGGACATCCAGAAATGATTCCTACATCACCAGTTGCGGAGATGATTAGTGAGTTAGTAGAAAAATACACCAAAGAAATTAAGAAAGTATGATAATCGAGAACATTACAGTAGGTGCAGATCCAGAACTTTTTATAGTAAACGAAAAGACTGGAAAAGTAGTATCATCAATCGGTATTATCCCAGGTGAAAAGGGAAATGCATGGAGATCTGATGATATGCCAGAGGGATTTGGTATAGAGGTAGATAATATCCTAGGTGAGTTCAATATTCCACCTTGTAGAACTAAGGAGGAATTCATTAACAACATCGAATATATGAAAGATTATATCGATAGGTTTGTTAAGGAGAAGAACCCAGACTTAGGTATTCAGTGTATTGCGTCAAGAGAAGTAGATGAAGATCAACTACAATCAGATGAAGCTAAGCTCTTTGGTTGTAGTCCTGATTTCAACGCTTATACTGAAAGGGAGAATGAGAAGCCGGACGGAGAATCAACAAATCTCAGGTCAGCAGGTTTTCATATTCACATTGGGTATGATAACAATAACATAGATACATCAGTCGAGCTTGTCAAATACCTGGATCTCTATTTAGGGGTTCCAGCAGTGATTGATGATCCCGACAAGAAGAGAAGATCACTCTATGGCAAGGCAGGTTCATTCAGACTTACACCTTACGGAGTTGAGTATAGGTCATTATCTAGCGCTTTGATGAAGGATAAAAAGACCCTCAAGAAAGTTTGGTATAGGATTATCTCAGCCATAGATGCGTTCAACAATGGAAAAGGGCTACCTCCTTCTAATATTGTAAGGAAGGCAATTGATAATAGCTCAATCAACAAGGCTAAAGAAATTATCGAAGTATATAATCTCGTATAACAGTTATGTGCGGAATATTTGGAATAATTAATAAAAAGAAGAGCGATTTTGATAAGACAACATTTAATGTCTTAGGTATCAATAATGACTCTAGAGGAGGTGATTCTTGTGGAGTTTTTATAGATGGTCGCTATGAGTATGGTGTAAACGATAAGAGTTACTATGAGGAGTTTTTTGAGACGAGTAAGGTCTTAGAAACAACTACTAAGTGTACTATCGCCATTGGTCATGATAGAAGGGCAAGTGTTGGTAAGATAGATAGAACCACTGCACAACCAATAGTCCTCAAAAACAAAAAAGGCGAGGTAGAGTTTGTAGTGATACATAATGGAACTATCTACAACTATCTTGATCTAGCTAAGAAGTATATCCCAGGTGTTAAGATTGATGGTCTGACTGATTCACAAGTTATGGCAAGAATCTTTTACTACAAGGGATATGATGTACTAGAAGAGTATAATGGTGGTGCTGTTTTTGTAGTCGTTGATTATAGACAGCCAAAACCTAAGATACTATTCTTCAAGGGAGCATCTAAGAAGTATAACACTGGCAAGGAGATGGAAGAGAGGCCATTCTACTTCTCAATTGATCCAAAGCAAGGGTTAGTATTCAGCTCTATCAGTACGTATCTTAAAGCGCTTAGACCAGCAGGAGAGGTATATACTATCAAGGCTAACCAACTGATAGACTACAATAACGAGACCTGTAAGATGACGATTATTAAGAGCATTGATAGGTCTAAACAACAACAAACTAAGGAGTACACCAACAAGTATGCCTTTGCTAGTGAAGTTCCTGTTAAGTGGAGCGGATATAGCAACACTAAATACAGTGGTGGTTGTTGTGGTTATACTGAGTCGGCCTACGTAAAGGTTGACTATCTTAGCAATACTTACTCAAACATTAAGGGTAAGCTACACGGAGAGTATCACATGACAAGATACGGAAAGATAGTTGGCCCTGATAGTAAAGACCCAGAAGTATTTGAGGTTTGGTTCTTTAATGGCATTGCACTGAAAGGAAAGGAGGAGTTTAAGTTTCTTGAGTATTTTAGCAAGAAGGCAAAACTAGATCTCAATAAGTTCACAGAGAGATACCAGAACTTAATAAGATCAATCAGTGTGGATGGCCTGTATTGGAAGGAGATAGATGGCGAAGAGTATCTAGTCAAGGCAATAAGTACAGATGATTGCCAGAAGTTTACAGGTGGTTTTCAGATGTTAGGCCAATCTAGTAATAAACAGTACTTGAACGGAAGATTTACTGGTTCTGATTGTTACTCTGGATTTGATAGACCTTTCGTATTTAGAGATAAGAAGGAAAAGTTTAATATCAAAAGCTTCTATAAGATATGCAAGTCATTGATGAAGTCAGCGGTAATAAAATAGATGTGTATTCAGCCCTTAAGGTAGTTGTTGGGTTGGATAAAGAGGATGGATATCTTAAGTACGGTTACATTGATCAAAAGTATCTGAACCTAACTAAGAGAGTTCTAATTGGCAATAGAGGTGCGATTATGCAAGTACTTACCACTAGTTTCCCTGAAGATGAATTATTCTTCAGCAGGTATTATGGTATGTATAGAACTAAACTAGGTCTTTCTGAGGCAGATATACAGAGAGAATCTAAGCTCTTAGGAAGTGGTGGATTTCCGTATAGCTTTGAAAGGATGTATGAAGCGGTTGACAACTTTCAGATATTCAAAGATAAGGATAAGCTGATTGATACTGAATTCAAACATCCCCTCGCTAAGCAAATGAAGTATACATTTGGGCTAGAGTTTGAAACAAGTAAGGGATATATACCAGAGGATATTTGTTTCAGAGATGGACTTATACCGCTCAGAGATGGATCTATTAGTGGACTGGAGTATAGTACCCTAGTGTTGCAAGGAAATTCTGGACTGTCTATGTTAAAACAGCAGATAGATACCTTGCAGGAATATACTAGGTTTGATAAAGACTGTTCCTTGCATATTCACTTTGGAGGATATCCATTAAAGGCTGATAAACTATGGGCGCTATATTCAGTGTGCTATAGAATTCAGAATAACCTTAAAGGATATGTACCTAAGTTCACGTTTCATAGTAGTAGGTATAAGAGTTCTGGAAAGGATTATTGTAAGTTTCTGCCAGACTTTGATAGCTTTAATGAATTATATGAAACTTTTGTAGGGAGAAGATTCTTTGGTGACTTATCTCAACCACACCCAAATGATCCTAAGAGATGTGCTAAGTGGAGAATCCCACATAGATATTATTGGGTTAACTTTATAAATGCAATGTGCTATAATGTTAACAAGACAATCGAATTTAGATTACTTAGACCAACATTTAATTATGCGAAGATAACATTATGGATGTACGTGTTTAATGCAATCTTAAAATATGCCGACAAACATTCAAATACTTGTCACTTAGGCCTAGATAAATCAAGCCTAATGATTTCAACAATACTGGATGATGTCTACCCAAAGAGACTTGCTAGTAAACTTAAGATTAGATGGAATCGTCTTAGTAAGGCAGTATTAGATCAAGAAAATAAGGGAGATTATATCGGCAGTAAGGTTGACATAGATAACAAGTACATACCAGTATTTGAAATAATCTAAAGAACGAAAAGAAAAGTAGTAGAATTTAATTTTCTACTACTTATTTTTTTTTACAACTCCTCAATCCATTTCAAGACAAGGTTGATACAAGACTCTACATCATCCCAGTGACATTGTTCGTATGGTCGATGCATGTTTCTGTTAGGCAAGCTAAGTAACATAGTCTCACAGTTTGTTGCATGTTCCTGTATTGCACTTGTATTAGTACCCCCAGCTCTACCAACACCAATCTGATATGGAATGTTATTTTTATCAGCTAGGTATTTCATAGTGTCGCCAATTCTCCTTGACTTAGCTGGACCATATTCAATAACGACACCCTTTCCTAAGCTAATATCACCATACATCGCTGAACTAATACCAAGATCTTTTTCAGTACTTGGGCAAACGTCAAAATCGATGCTTATTTCGGGGTCAACTCTTCTGGCTAGTACTTTTGCGCCTCTAAGTCCAGATTCTTCACCTGCTACACCTGCTCCGAATAATGTAATGTTCTTTTTAATGAGCAAGTCTTCGTCTACCCTGCGCAAGATTTCAGCCACGATATACACCCCGAGTTTATCATCGAGACTATTACCAACGATAAACTTACCAGAGGGACCAAAGCTAATATTCTGTTCGTACTTTGGATAGACAAGGAGAGTACCAACACCAATACCAAGACCCTCAAGCTCCTTCTTATCAGCGCATCCAAAGTCAAGGCATAAATCCTCCATCTTAGCAATACTGTCATACTCACTTCCTGTCTGAACATGTATCGCCTTGTACTGAATAATACCGTCTACCATACCTTCCTTAGTAAGTGCAGAGAGTCTAGAACCAGGTAAGACACGACGATCTTCACCACTAATTCTAACAATCTTACACATACCAGATTCTGTTACCTCACTCACTAAGAAACCAAGTTCATCATAGTGACCTGATAGTAAGATAGGAGTACCATTGATAGCACCCTTCGTAAATACTGAGTTCTGAAATTTGTCTGTGAACGCATGCCTACTAAATACTGACATGTGATTGTTAAAAACGTCAACTGCTGCATTCTCATAACCTGTTGGAGATGGTGCCTCCAATAATTCCTCTAAGAACTTTTGATTTTCTTTCATTTGTTGTTCTATGTTTATATTCATTACAATATTAAGGTATCTAGGGTAATACAGAGTCCGCTTCAAGGGGGTCAGAAAATGACGTCTAGGATGCCTCAAAATCCTTATTAGTGTAATGATAATAAAGCATTACCTTAAGGATATTAGAACTAGATTCTAGTATCCAATATATTTTCATGTACTTGAAACGAACAGTACTAGTACTATAATGAGCCTGAAGGTGGTCTACGGGAGTTTATAGTATGAACAATTTAATGAGGTGACATTAACTTCGGCTTGGCGAAGTAAAAATAGTAGACGTATTTCACTATTAATCAGTAGGATGATTTGAAGTGGGAGTTTGTTATACCCGTGAAATATATAGGCCGAGCGCGTATAAAGGTTTTAAGGACACAACAATAACAGACCTACATTAGTGGGACTGTTTGTGTAACAAATTTAGAAATAACTATAATGAAGAATTATAGTTGGATATGTATGGACTGAACATGAGGAATGATCAGCAGCAATATCAAAACACAGTAGTCAGAATATTATGACGAACTGAGAAATAATAGAATGTATGTATTGACAAGCTATTAAAGTATCAGGGTGGACTATTAGGGATTAAGTAATACAACTTAATTATTAGGTAAGGGTTTATATCGGTTGATATAGGTCCTTGGTATAGTATTGAAGAAATACTATCACCTTACCTAATTAGTAGTCAAAAGTCTAGATAAGAGAAGTATCTAGCAAGTTATTAAACTTTATGACATTATTAACAATTTATATTAACAAATTTAAATTAAACAATTATGGGAAATTTTGGAAAAGAAATTAAGGATGGAGCAGTTTTCTCAGTAAAGATTGGTGCATGTGCGTTTGTTATTTATGGCGCACTTACAGTAATTAACACAATCCTCGGCGCAGGTAGCAAAGAGGAAGTAGAGACAAAGACACCAGAGGCTAATCCTACTGGTGAACAACCTTTAGAGAGTGATAAATAGTACTCTCAGAACATATTAACAATAAAACTTATAATTATGGATAAAGATCTTAAAAGAGAAAGAGTAACTATTCTTACTGCATTAGTAGTATTAATAGTTGGATTTATCTGGGGCGTTAGCAATAAGGTCCTAGAAAAGATCGACAATAAGTAAAAAACCTATAACAGGGTCTAGTAGTAGGCCCTAGCGACATATTAACAACTTAAAACAAAGATTATGAAGAAAGAATTATCAGATATTTCTACTATATCAATAGTAGTTTTATCAACAGCAGCTCTGAAGTTATACGACTTATATAGAGCAAAGAGAGTTAGAAAACTATATTCTAAACTAGAAAAATTGGAGGAAGAAAGCAATGAGAAATAATACAATTGCAATCGGATTCGTAACTGCCATTGCGGTTGCGACTGTAGCTGTCAAGAGATTTTATGACAGCTTTGAAAAAGATTTATTAGAGGATATTGAAAAAATCTCTAAGAAGAAAAACCAAAACAGTGCTGAAGGATAGTAGGCACTTAGACATATTAACAATAAAAAAAATATAATTATGAAAACTATAATGAATGGATTATCAGTACTTTCATTTGTACTGTACTTTTTGTGCGTAGTCGTTCTGCACTTTAAACTAGGAAACGACATAGTTAACTTGGTATGTGATATATACCTAGTTGTAATGGTAGTAGTATATGGATACTACGGTACCAAGATCTGGTGGGAGACACTAGACAAGTAAAAAATAATATAACCGGAGACGCATTTATGAGAGTGTGTTTCTGGTTATAGTTTTTGCGTAATCAAGAATATAAATACTTGATCTGATGAGACATGTTTTGTCGAAACGCAGTAATAAAATATTAATAGGAACTAAAGCTTCCAGAGGTTATATATTTTATAGTTAGGGTAAGTAATTGCTCTAATTATTTTTTCTTCCCCTTGATTCCTTAGTAGTGTATGAAAGTTGATGAGATCTTAGAGAAATATAGTAGTGATAATATTGACCTACTTTATAATAAATTAGTAGGCTTAACAATTGGGGAGAACTGGGAATATGACTATGAGGAGTTTAAAAGATTCTGTAACAATGTGGATGATCTATGGCTTGTATTATCTATGTGTTAAGTGGAGAGAAAGAAAAAGTAGTAGAAATTAAATCTACTACTTATTTTTTTTAATCCCTGTATAACTTCCTCTCTTTTATTATCTCCCACGTACCTTTTGTTATCCATGGGAGAGGGATCTTATTATACCTCAGCAAGTTTCTAATGGCGGAAGAACTCACTGTGATACTCATGTCGGAAATCTCACTACTAAAACCTGGTCTACTTATTTCTACTACCTTCCAGTTTTTTAATAATTCTTCCCCTCTGTACCACTTCGACATATCTTTTACAGTGTCAGTTCCGCCAAGTATTACAAACTCGATATCCCTGGCATACGTATCCTTCAGTGCCTCTAGTTGATCAAAGGTGTAATAATTTCCATCTTTATTTTCCTTACTAACTATCTCTACACTGAACTGATCTCGTTTAAAGCCTGATTCATACATCGCAGTTCTAATCATATCAGCCCTTAGATCAACACTCACTGCCTTCCTATGTTTCCAAGGATTTTGCACTGCTGGTAAGAACAATACCTTATCAACTAGTCCATCATTCAAGACCTTACTAACTATTGCAATGTGACCTATATGAATTGGGTCAAAACTACCAAGTAATATTCCTATCTTCATCTCCACTTAATTAATTTTTCTGGGTTCCTCACTAATTCTTCTAGTCTATGTAGTTCTCTCTCATAGCTTGGGTACTTATAATACTTTTTAAATGTATTACCACTGAAGAAATCTAGACTAGACTTTGCATCCATACGTGCAAGTTCTACTGCATAGGATTTTACTGACTCTAGGTAAGGTAACTTTAACTTACCATTCCCATCTAGTAGGCTACTACTAACCTCGTCTTTTAAATACTGTGGGAGATCTTCAAAGCTAATGACCTTACGATTACTATACAATAAGTCATTTATAAATAAGCTCCTGTGATCCTCTGTTATGTTAGTACAAATGACAGTATCAAAGCCAGATTCATCTATTATATCAGCAACATGAAGATACAGGTCAGCGATATTAATATTTCCTGGGTCTAATATAAAATCTTCATCATCTTCTATATTTACTATAAAACTACAATCGTTCATATCCTATTAAGTACTTCAAAAATTAATTGTTATACTATTACTGCGCTAGTCACTATATAACACAAGATAAATATAAACTCTGGCAGTACTACTTTATTTATATAGTACTTCCCACCATGACTCTTTAGGTAACAGTATTTAAATGTATCATACCTTTCTAGTAGTCTAACATAATAGAAAGTACTAATAAACACAAACAGAGTAGAACAGGCAGATACTAAGTGCACATGTCCTACTAGTAGTCTTAGGGTAACTATTAGCACTACCATAAATAGATTAATACAATCCAACCAGAACATCTTTTTCTTGGTTGATTGAAAACCTATGTAATCTTTTTCTGACTCCCAATGTCTTACCATCCCATGTAAAATGTAAACTGTTTTATCATAAATGCTGTGAAACCTATGAAGTATACAATAATAAAGACATTCACTGCTTTTAATATCTTCACATACTTATTATAGGTCTTCTTAATCTTATTAGATTCTTCATCACTGAAGTCTCTTCTATCGTTACTAATCCAGACTTTATGCCAAAAGTCATTTGAGTTTACCCGATCAATCAATAGTAATGAACTGACTACGAATAAAGTAGCTGCCATGAAAACAAGCATGCTCAAAATTGTAAGCAGCATTACTAGATTTACGTGCCAACTCACACCAGATTCACCTAATAGATCTGACTTGTCGTACTCAATCTTAATAGTGCTGCCAATATCATGAGTCAGGTAAGTCTGTGCATCAACTTCTCTTACCCAATTATACTTACTGTTCTTTATGTACAGATAGTAAGTGCTTGATTTCTTATGATTTTCTGCTAGCTTATTAATTATTTTCCACTCGCTTTCTACTTTGGTGTGGTACTCTCTTGCGTAATCTCTCATTTCACTACGAAAAGTCCATTGTAGTGATAATACAAGTACTGATATAACAAACAGACTACTAATTATTCCTGTTTCGGCCCACGCATTTCCACCTACAGTAGCCCACCAAATACTAGTCTTCAATGGCTGGTTAATTTTCTTAGACTTTGCCTCGTAGTTCATAGACATAATGTTATATAGTAGATACACCAGATTTCAAAAGCAGCAATACACAGAACAACTCCCAGTATTCCGAGCTGTAAGTAATCCTCATACTTAACAAACTTATCTGTTATCCAAAGTTTATCAGTTCTCGTATCAAACGTTAGATTATGTTCTTCTACCCTCCGTAAAAATTGGTAAGTATCAGTCTCAATATTCCAATCCAAGATACCAGGTAGGATTACAATAGGTAGTGCCATAATACACATCGTAAATAGCAGCATAAAACAAGTGACTTTATATCCACCTATTGATTGAAGTTCATGATCTGTTGCCTCCGTTATCATAGTATCACCTGCATTAAAGCTATCGTAGTCAACCTTACTCAGCCTCTTACTTGTCTTGTACTTACCTCTCTCGACATTAACATAGTAGTCTGTTCTGTCTGTACCTCTATCTATATACTTACCAACAATCTTCCACTCTATGTTTTTGTTGAGGTCGGCTACACTTCTAAACTCTTTGACGGTGTCCATAAAAATTATTTGAGTAATTACAGACACTGCAGCGATTACAAGTACTATACCAACTACCCTTACTGTTTTTAAGAATTCCTTCCTACTTTCTAGAATCCAACTAAAGCGGGACACTAATTTTCTCCTATCCTGCTTTTTTGTTTCTGCTTCGTAATTCATTGTGTTATGCTAGTTTACAAATTAATACTAAGTAATATACACACCAAGTCGAACACCCTATTATCAAGGTAACCACTAGTCCTTTTATTAGGTTATATCTGGTAATGTACTTGTCGTACTGTTTTTGTATCCTGGGATCATCTTCACCTACTCTATTATTATTTGACCTAACCCAGCTGCCGAATCTACAGTAATCGACATCTCCCTTCTCAAAGAAATCAGCTACATTACAAAATATTCCAATAAGGAAGATCGTCTGAATTGCAATAGTTACGAATCCAATTATTGCAAGATATTTGGGCTTGTTCTCTGGAAATAGGTCACTCTTAGTATATTCTACAGAGATTGTACTACCAACATTAGTAATATTATATTCTACATTACTTACCTCTTTTGCCCACTTGTACTTACTATCTTGAAGGGCTAGGTAGTAGATTTTATCTCTGTATGTATCATCTACAAACTTACCTACCACACGCCACTTTGAGATTGTACTAGTTTCCCACTCGTCTATCTGTTTCATTACCGGCCCAACCATTAGAAACTGTGCCGTTATAATAGCAGCAAGTACTGTAGACATTATACAGATTGTCCTAACAGTTTCTCTAGCTTCACTAACACTGTTATAAAAGATCCAATAAAAACTCGATCTTAATTTTCCCGTTGACGACTTTTTTGTCTCTGCTTCATAATTCATTTTCTCATATATTTTTTGTTAATAATCTACTAATAAGGAATTAAGAGGAGAGAAATAAAAGAAGGCAAAGATTCTACTCCTTACCTTCCTTCTTGCTAATCCATGTCTACTATACTCTCCAACTCTTTTGTGTCTGTATTATTAGTTGTTAATAAGTAGTCTGAGATTTCTTTTACTACTAAGTCTTCTACATAGTCTTTTAATTCCACACTACCACCTGTCATATCCAAGCTCTTAATACTTACACAGACTTCGTTGTTGATGGTATCTAGTTCTGGGTATGTACCGCCAAGTCTTAATGTTCTAGTAGCGCATCTTAGTTCTATCTTTTCAGACTCTAGATTTTTCCTAACCTGTAATAGTACTGACAAGTCTCTCTTATATCTCCCTACTAAGACCGGAATTTTTATCTCCACTACCTTAGATTCAAAATATTCATCACCATCAAAGTATTCATAGTAGGTTGGAATATACTTTACCTTATATTCTCTCTGTAGGTACTTAGTTGGCCATTTCTTTGTTACATAATCAACCAGTAGTCCTAACTTTTTAAAATAATTAGGACTAAATTTAAGATACTTACCTATTCTTTTTACAGTGAGGTCTAGTTCAAATCCTTCATCACTAATACTCTCATAGTGTCTCTTAAACCAATCCCAGATAACCCCCTCTTCACCAGTTACATCAACGAATCTACAACTACTATCTGGGAATCTATTATAGCCGCTAAAATGTTTAATGTCAAAGAATCTAACACCACTACACCTAGGAAGTCGCCAACAATTACCTATACTTGTTGATACTGATAACCTCTTTTCATCACCCTTTTCAAGTTCCATGCATTCGTAGAGGGTGTCTTTTCTTTTTTCATCAGCGCCTAGGTATGAAAAACAAAGTCCCTCGTTCTCCTCCTCAAATCTATCTTTAATATACTTAAGGGTTTCATACATTTCTAATTCTTCCATAATCTATTAATCTAAGTCATCATATTCATGTGTCTCTAAAGGTTTTTTCTTTATTGATTCTTCAACTCCCTCGTCTAAGTATATTCCCTTACTTATCATCGTTTTTGCAGCTATTATTTTTATTTCTACTGTCTGAATATTCTCAAACAGTTCCCTAATAAAGTTCTGCTCTTCTTTCGGCGGGTCTGATCTAGTGCTTTCAATTCTCCTCAGGTATACGCAGTCCTTTTGAATATTTACTGCGTCAATATTAGAGGAAGTTATTAAGCACTCAAGTCTACCGCCGATTGTTCTTCTAGACATATTAAGACTTACTAACCACAGCACAAGCAAGATGATTACTAAGCCAACTCCTACTATTCCAGCGTTCCAGTATTGCCCCTGTATGATATAGTAAACAATCACGCCTACTAAAACAGCACCAACAAAACTAGATAGACCAAGTAAGACATTATTTATCTTCCTGTCAAGCTTATTACAAAGTTCGACAAGTGCTGTAATTACTTTATTAATATTATCTGTTTCCATGTTTATAAAAATTAAGTGGGTCAAGTATAGTTTAATATACTCAACCCGATTTAGTACCTCTCTAGATTTCGGCCGCCTCAAATGACTTCTGCTCCATCATTCGAATTACTCTGTTGATATCAGACGCTCTCTTTTCACCTGACCACCTAGTTTTTGGATAATTCAGCTTACTAAGAGAACCAGTTAAGTTATTCTTCTGGTCAACATCGTAGTTATTATAAACTCCAACAGGCTCTAACCATAATTGATCCTTGTCATCACCTACTAGCTTAAATACAGCATACTTAGTAGGAGTTACAAGCACATCTACATAGCAACCCTCTTGGAATCTATACTTTGACCACCTAAGTTGATCTCTAACACCTACAATGATTGCTCTTGTTACGTTGTTATTATTCTCAACCTCCCACATTGGAAACTTGAAATTACCAAGATCATAGTATAAGTCAGCCTTCCCATAAACACCCTCTGCTCGATCTAAGATATTCCTATACATGAAGTCAGAAATTCTCTTAAATGAGTTCGTCCTGCTATGAATGATCGTAGAAATGACATCAAGATCATATTTAATCAAGTCATTCTCTCTCATACAGTACTCACCCTTATTCATTGTCTTCTCACTAAGTTTTGTAAGTGACAAGAGTGGTACCTCGTTAGAACTAATACCTGGCGTGTTAACCTGGTAAAGATAATAACTCTGCAAGTTTGTGTTGTTAAGGAAGAATGGATATACTCTTCCAATCATTGTGTTGTGTAATCTAGTACGTCCCATTTTTTAATAAATTTAATCTGGGTTAAACAATTATATTAATTACTCTCGTTAATTCTTTTTATTGTTAGGTGGAAGTCTAGTAATAATCCTACCCTTTGTTAAGTCATAAGGGCTCATTTCTACCACTACACCGTCACCTGCCATGATTCTGATAAAATTCTTACGGATCTTACCAGAAATAGTGCAAAGTATCTCATGTCCGGAATCTAGGGTAACTCTAAACATTGAATTACCCAACTCCTGAGACACCTTGCCCTCTACTTTAATATTATCTTGTTTCATATAATACTTCTTATTAAATTATTACTTTGGAGTTTCTGTCAGTCCTTATTGTGACTTCTCGAAATCTACCTGCTACTAATTCATTACTAAGGGATTGAGGTACGTTTGAAACCCCATTATAATAGTTTACAATATCTGTAAGTGTTATCTTAAAGTATTCATATTCGAGAGGAGATCTGGTTGTCCCATTATTCTCTACTCTATACTCACAGATACAAGTACCGTAACTCTCCCTAGCTTTTTCTACCAACTCTACTATGACATCAGCAACTTTATTACTGAGCACACTAGTAAGAGGTTTTTGTCCACTCGTACTGAACTTAGCGGAATCCTTTAGTTGGTCGAATATTTCAGCATCATAAGACCAATGATTTTTTCTGTACAGCTCTATAAAGTTGTACATACTATCGAGGTCTTTAAATATAGTACCCTCGTCTGAATAAGAATCTACTATGTCTGCAGCTATGTCACTCACACTAATACCTAAGTCCTTGAAGAGTTCTGTATAGTATGACACTCTACTAACATTGCTATCATTCATAGTGTTAATGAAGTAAGATTCAACTACATCATTAATCAGGTCTTTATTATTCCTTGTGCTATCTTTCGTAATACTAAACATTGTCACTCCTGTTTGAATGGAGTTAGTAGTGATGATAGTATTTAAAATGGTAGTACTAAGAACAACCTCAAGCTGCTCTTTTGTATCGTCCCTGAGATTGCTATAGTCCTTAACCTTCTCTGACATAAGACTGAGAGGTTCGAAAATACTGAAAAGATCTGTATAATCTCTCCAACTGTTACCATAAGGGACTGTACACTTATTAACAGCAACGTCCACCATCATATCCCTGTAGTTGGTGATATCAAAATCCTCCGGTACCTCAAGAACCTTACTACCCTCTACCATAGGCTTAGGTGAAAATAGTACTTGTAGCTTATTCTCATCTGCCCCTTGACCTAGTACATGATTCTTAAGTACATCCTCTACAGTTTTCTCAGTCTTCCGGTCGATCTTACTTGCCACTAGATAACCCTTGACATAATCGGCCTGGTCTAGTAGTTCAGAGTCTAAGTTATCTCTTCTCCTAACTAGTACCTCACCCAAGTAGTAGTATGTTTGTGTTTCTGTATCATACCTATAACCAGGCTTCCACTTAGTACCTCCAGTCTTCTTGAAAATACTACAATTAACAACCCTGGTCATCTCGTTAAAGTAATCTTCGTAATCTTTCATACCATCACAAGCAAGTACTACCTCGCCTGGATAATCCTCTGAGAATGCAGCCTCAAACACAGAACCACTATTAACGATTCCCTTGTCAATACTGCAATCCTCAAGAAAAGCACCTACATATTTAGGATCGCTTGCAAAATTACATAGCTCATACCATTCGTCTTTCTTTGGCAATTCCTTTGACTTGACAAACACACTGAAATTCTTATCTAGCTTTAACTGGAACTCGTTATTATCTAAGAGTATACTATCAAGAATCAGATCTTTAGTTCTATAATCACCATTAATCTGTTTCATTACATTGGACTTGTATACCTTCTTACCATCCATGTAGAGCCAAACTTTATTTTCCTGATTACTTACAAATGCACTAAGCTCCGTTACTAATCTCCACTTCATAAGCCTTAATTTTCTATTATTATTTTAACCTTAACTTTAACACCATTAAATTTGATAGTTGTACCACCAATAAATTTCTTTACTGATTCTAACACATTAATAAGGTTTTCATCTGGCTCTATTACCTTTTCTGGCGTTGTTAGGGAAAAAACTGCTTGCTTATATTTCTTTCTGACCTCATCGATGCCAATTATAGATTCGAACTTGAAAAGATGGCCACCTAGTAATTCCTCTGCCTCTCTAAACTCAGGAATATTCCAAGCTTCCCTGTTTAGTCTAGCATCTAAGAAATCACTCATCTCTGCAATAATCTCTTGACCACTGCTAGGCGTTCTTCTGCAATCAATCCACCCGTTTTTCTTATACCAGATTAAAGTCCTATTTACATTAATAACTAATTTCTTTAATATAACGGCTGCTTCCTTCATTGTTCTTAATTATATATGACAGTAGACCATCAAGGTTTTCTAAGTATCCCCTAGATGCGCCACACCTATATTTTAGATCATAGCAGACATAGTTTCCAAAATCAAACTTATGATACATAGTCTCAAATCTAAAAAACTCGTCCTTCCTGTAATCTATCTTATAACTACCAATCTCCAAGTTTCTATATCCAGTCTCTGACCTATCTGCTAGAGATACATCATCAGTCCTTTTAAACTCATCATCAGTATAACTAGTGGTGTCGCTGAGTTTTGTTAAGGTAAAGCCAGGAAGATCAACTGAATCCTCCTTACTAAGCTCCTCTCTTAGTGAATTCTCAGTGTCTAGTTCAGTTGGGTTGAGAAATGTAACTGTACCTGCAAACCAATCATACCAAATAACCTTACCACTATTTAATATAAAATCTGTCCACCTTAAGTCACTTGGTAGGTTAAGTCGGTATTTGAACTTTATTACCTTTTCTTTATCAAATGTTGGGCGAAGCTTATTAAGTTGTTCTAGAAATATTGGTATCATAGGTGATTCTCCTTAAAATATTCAACAATACTTGTACTATTCCAACTAACCCTCTCATCTAATGGGCTTCTACTAGTTGGACCAAAAGTTTCCTCTACCGCATCTACATACATACTAGAGGTAAAATCACAGCCGCAGAATAGATTGTTCCATTCGTCTGGTAATAGTGATGATTCAATGTCAAGTTGTTCCAGTGCTAAGTTATCAAAACCTATTACAATTCCAGGGTCAGGTATAGATATCTTACCAGTCCTGATCTCGAATATTAACTTCTTGATACCCTTCTTCCAATTCTCTAGGTCAACACTCGTACCTGCTGCCCTACCAAACTGTTTGTAGCCTAGTATTAAAATTCTAACTGGCTTATCTATGTAAACACTGTTATATGCTTCTTCGTAGAGTTTCATTATATCATCAACCGGAAAAATACCAGCAATAATATGAAATACAACCCTATCTAACCTACAAACACTCTTAAACACTTCATCGACAGCTGGCATCTTATCAATACTAACACCAACCGCCTCATCACAGTAACCTACAATGTTGTAGCTACTTATTGGATCACCGTCAAATTCTCTCTGAAGACTCTTATAGTTGAGTGTTATTCTTGGCTGAAATTTATTATCCTTCAACCACTCTACTAACTTTTCTGCATCCTCCATACAGTTCTCATCAAATATATCACCACCACCTACTGCAACTTCAATACCACATTTTGGCAACTTATCTAGTACTTCTATTGTCTTCTCTAGGTTGAACTTTTTTGCACCTGCCACACTAGATTCATGACAGTACCTACAACCAATACTACATGCATTAGTTATCTTAAGATCAATACTGTCTGGAAATTCTGCCCACAAGTCTTCATTAAATCTAAGTGCTCTTTTTACCTTAGATCCATTCCGACGACTCATTACAAAATAGTTTCCGTTTATATACTTGTAGCTCTTATCACTAACAAAACTACTCACGCTGCTAGGAAAGAATGTTTCAATTAATTCATTTTTCATTGACCTTAATATTTAATCCTACCTTAATCATTTTATCGTAATTCTTCTCAATATATTCGATAGCCTCAGATCCATATACTCTACTCTGATATGAATTACCAATCTTCATTCCAAGATTCATCAGCCCTTCTGCAAAATCTTTGGTTGCATAAAATAGACATGGATAGTCTTCGAATTTCTTAGCTCGTCCAAGCCACTCACTCTTAGTAACATCTATAGAATACTCTCTAAGTTGTTCTCTTAGGTCGATTAGAAAGTATATACTATCGTTCTTATATGCACTTGTTAATATTTTCTTATCTTCCTGTGTCATAGCCCTAGCCGTGCCATTCTCAAATACAATACTACTAGCTATCTCACAAGAAAACTGAGACCCGGACAAGTAAGAATATTCTGAATAAAACCCTTCTAGTAAGTCAGCAGGATACTCAGGGACATTAAATTGAACACTACCAATAGTCCCACCATAATCTAGCGTTACCTCAGCACTTACTCTATTACTGTTATCAAATGCTGGGTCATAGAAACCTTCTCGTTCATCGCTGTTATCATTGCCCGTAAATAACCAAGACTTCTTATTAAATAGGAAATTCTTTAAGCTATCCTTGGACCCTACGATGCTGTCGAAGATACCACTAGATTCATGATCGATCTCTGGGTGTCCATCATCATCATTACTACTATCGATCCAAGTAAATTTAATGCCATTAGCACCCGTAAACTTGCAAACTAACTTACTAAGTGCAGATAGTTTTTTATGTACGTCGATATATTTTCGTGCGTATGACTTTTCTTCCCAATTACTGTTAATAAAATAGTAGATGCCACAGACATAGAGCAGTTTATCTTTTACTGAATTCATTGCTTTCCACTCCCATCCGAAACCTCTACCTGACTCTAGGACAATATCACCATCTTCATCTAGGTCTATGTCACTAGAATACTCAATACTCGCTCTATTAATTACAACTGAGTGAGATGAGCTGCTGTTTGTTTCTGGGAGGTTAAATCTTTCTACTTTCTTAATTTTTCCCATAATTTATAATTTATAATTTAATCTATTCATCTACTAGTAAGGAATGTAAGGGAGAGTGGAATAAAAAAGGTAAGGACGTTAATCCCTACCTATACTTTTTTGTTTCCTTGTCAAGTATTCTTAAGAGTCTTGGTAATCTTGACTCCCCTGACATCATCTTAATATTTCCAGCCGCTACATTATTTGGAAGACCTATACCCTGTACCCATAATGGATTTACCGCCGACCCTCTAAGTAAGGATGCACTAATCTCATCCGTCCTACAAAAATCAGACTTTGCAAGGCCTATTATTTTTAGTCCTGGCATATTAAGAGCATCAAATAGTTTCTTCCCTAGGCCATCTTTCTCAGTACCATCATTGAACCTCAGCCTTAGAAATCCATCCACTATTATCGTCTCTACCTTGTCCAGATCTACTTTCTCTAACAGGCCAAGAACACAGGGAAGTTCTCTCTTGTAAAACTCCCCTGGTATATAGGACGAAAACTTAGTGCAGATACTACTTATTATTTCGGCGGGTTCATCATCTGTCCACCTATTAAACAAGACACCAACTGTTAATGCAAGGGTGTCTGAATAATAGTAAGTATCTACCGCTAATTTCATAGGTCCATTACATCTAAGAACTTAACCTCTCCAATGTAATCACCAAATACAGTAAGCTTATACTCCTTATCGTCTTTATTAAACACAATATTATAATTTACTGTATCATCCGTGTCAAGCTTAAAGATTACTCTCCACTCATCACCTTTAACATGATGAAGCTTAAGACTACTAATCCTACCTACTAAGAACTCACCATCCACCTTCTTGATTGTTGCCTGAATATTTCTTGAGTAGCCTAATAGTTCACTCTGCTTCTTTGTTTCACTAATATCGGCAAGGGCAGTAAATGGTAGTGTATCCCTCTCAGCATAAAGACGAGACATCCTATCAAACAAGAATGACTCCTCCATCATCTTACAGTGAAGACTAAGTGGCATAAAACGATTCATACTAGACTGAAGACCTTGCCCCATGATATCGAAGCTAAATCCCTCTGGAATTATCTTCTCTGTGTAAACCCTATGATCCTCAGCTGTACTCTTTGCCCGCTCTGGAAAATAGTACTCAATCTGATATGTCATTGTGATTGGGTCATATCCACTAATCTTCTTAATCTTTACCCTCTCACACTTCGTATCATAACCTTCACCATCACTCTTTTTTTGATAATCAACGTACACTGCATACTGACCAATGAGCTGTAAAATCTCTGAACCCTTTGGAACCCACTTGAGACTACCTGAATTAAATCCATATCTCCCAGTCATTAATTTCAGGTAGTCTTTCTTTTCTTTCTTCTTATCTTCCATAATTAGTTTTTTATTAAATAATACCTCTTCCTACTAACTGTCTCTCAACCTCGACCCAATCAATAAAAGGACGAACGCTAATAGAGAGATCAGTTTTTAATGGAGCACCTAGGGCAGAATCATCAATATAGAGATGTGCAAAGATCTTCCTACTACTCGTCCATCTGTTCTGTGTCAAGTTCTCATTAACACCTACCAATGGAATACCTCGCTGCGCAAACCAATCAACAGCTTCCTCTAAGTAGTTTGGATCACCTGGACTTGTTGGCTCTCCTCTCATTGTATAGAGAATAAGCTCATGCCCTGCCTCAACTAATCTCTTAAGAACCGGTACTGCTCCAATGTCCTTACCAATCTCTGGAAATTCATGACTCACTACAGTACCATCAAAATCAATACAAATCTTCATCGTTTCTTACTTTTTCTTATTAGTCTTTTACAATTACTACACTTATACGTCGACTTAATTTCATCCCCAGACTCTACCTCACTGACAAGCCTAATATCTCGACTTGGTTTCTTACAGTCTGGACATGCAAGCTCACTATTCTTGTCATCCTCCTTAGAAAATTGTAAGACTAGTGAAACTACAACCACTGCACTAACAAAAATACCCGCCAGGCAGATTAATAGAATATCCATCATTCGCTGTCCTCCTCTTCGTCGTATTCGTATTCTTCATCCTCATCTTCGTTCTCTTCTTCTTCGTCTAAGTCACCCAAGTTAATAAAATTAAACTTACTACCAAAAAAGATTTCACCGGATTCTGGAAGTTCTGCGACTATAACGGTTCCTCTATCTTCATGTTCTTCAATACCAGTTACCTTACCAGATACCCAATCATACTTAAATGTTAGGTCTGGTGAAATAGCTACATAGTCTCCTACTTTAAATTCATCTTTCATAATAATACTTTGTTTTATTTAATTACACTGTTAAGGAATACAAGACGGGGGAGTGGAAAAAATGAGCAGTACTATATCTCAAGTACTGCCCCTAGAAACACGGCGCATTATAAAATTCCAACTCGATAAGGGTGGCTCCTATAATTCCCCGTGTGTTTCTACGTGTGTTAATCTATTCTTATTATTTCCATAAAAGTATTTTCTATGGTCAATATTATCATCTAGACACCATAACTACTTGGACTCAAACCAAGTTCTACCTGCAACTAAAATGTTACAGCGCTTTAGTCCCATATAAGCTATAGTCATTGTATACCTCTATCTGACTCTATCGATTATCCTCAACCTTATACTAATTAACTAGTAAGGTCGTGATTGTTCAGTGAAGTTCTTAGGCTTCACATCAGTAATTGACTATTCAGCCGCATACTGGTTTTAGTTAAACTATGAACTACTACAACCTGACATAACGTTAACAATATAAAATTAAGAAGGTTTTGTGTCTTATAATATGGTTTAAAATTTCTTGTTACACATTAATGCCACTAGTAGTCCTTATAGGTCCCCAGTTTTTCAGCAGAGCATCGCCCCACCTCAAGCATTAATTTCTTGTGTCTTAATAATATAAATTTCAGGTTCTTTACGTAGGAATCATGCAAACACTAGAACCGCATTACATTCCATAATACTAATCTAGTTGTCACTTAGTAGATTTCCTCACGAAACTAAACATCCACGAAACTTACTACCTTATGACCTGTTTATCCATGTCTCCTACATATATAAGAAATCGAGGCCTTTTCAAACTGCATTAATTTTCGAGGCCTACATTACTTCCTACACTAATAAGAAATCAAGAGGATCTCAAACGCCCTTATTTCTTAAGGACTACGGCAAAAAAAATAAGCTAAGGTATTACCCCTAGCTTACTTAATATTCTCACGTAACCACTTAATTATCTCATCCTCATTATCTACACCTAGTCTTGTCTTGAATAACCTAACAACTACCTCATCAATATCAACACTTAGATTATCTAGCTCACTCTCATCATCGGCAGTCTTACAGTACCTACAAGAATCACAAAGTACCGTATATCTTAGGTGGGCAGGTATTACATCCCACATACAAGCAAATTCCGGAATCTCAATACTGGCAACCTTTAACTGACTACCACAAACAGGACACTTATACTTTCTCTCTATCATAAGGCAAAATAATATGGACAGAACGCACGGACATAATTTTCATCGAGGAGACTGACGCATCTAACCTCCGTAGGACCTATATACTCTGCGTCATGATTCGATGTGTGTAAGTGTCCGTGAATATTAAGGTCCGGTTTCATATCTTCTAGTAATGTTCTGATCTCCTTATTACCAACTGAACTACCTCCCCAATAAACATCAGGCTGAAGGACAATATCACTACAACCATAAGGAGCATCATGAGTAATAACAAGAGACTTAACTGTGTAACCGTCAAACTCCTTCTCTAGCGCCTCCTTTGATTTACCTCTTACCTTGTCAAACTCCTCCCTCTGATACTCTGGCGGATACATAAAAGCCCAATCACCAAAGATCTTACACATAGGAGAACCATACACATACACAAGATGGTTTGGTAGGTCATCGTCAAGTAAGAGAGTACTGGAATTGCATAAATAAGTAGTACGAGGACCTAAAGCACCTACAATTTTATCCAGACTCTTATTGTACATGTAAAAGTCATGATTTCCCGCCACTAGTAGGACCTTCTTTTTCACAGGCAAGCTATCAACCCACTCCTGATAATCCTTCTTTAACCACTTCTCAACCTTCCTATCGTCTTGTTGAATATTAAGAGGCACTAAGTCACCTGCAATAATAAGATAATCAACCTCCTTATCTAGACTCACCCCTAGATCACCGTGTAAGTCTGATATCGCCGCAAAACTAATATTATTCTTCTTCATCTTCTACTACTCTAACTGGTATATTCTTTTTTCTTGCTATATCAATCATCACCTCAGTCCCCTTATTCTCAGCATACGCACTCTTAAAGGCAATCACTGCGTTAGCCGTTTCTGCCATCTGTAAGTTCCTGAGATAACCCGCCTTCTTACCATGCTTCTTCCAATCCGCCGGAAATACCTCACACCTAAGGCCATACTCACCGGCAAACTTCTCACCTAATTTATCAGCACCCTCAGCATGACCAGATATGACAACAACCTCTAATGATAAGTCGGACATTTTCTTTCCTAGGTAGTACAAGCACCTCTCTTTTAACCGAGCATAGTCAGTATAACTCCTACTACCTGCAATAATAACTCTAAACTGATTTACTTTCATCGCAATATATAATGTAATTAATTCTCACACTAATAAGGAACAATGGGCAAGGAGGTAGTAAAAATAACAGCTTTGATAGGTTTCTTATTTTTCCAATTTTTTACTTATAACTTAGCAAACAACGTATAGGATCTAATAGAATGACTGTGAGCATAGATATAACAGCTTCACCCTTTGGGATCTTAATTGTCAGTTGTAGTTAACAAAATTACAAACCCTCTGTCATTACTCCCTTATAGTTGATAATAAATTTTATAAACATAACTTAATAATTAAATTTCAGATGATTTACTTTATTGAAACAGTTTCAGGTGCAGCATCACGTGAGGATCTTGACAATCTAATTAGGATTATTAAGATCGGGTTTTCAAACAACTTTAAAAAGAGGATTAAAGCCTACTATACAACTAGTAATGCATTTAAAGTTATTAAAACATTAGATGGTAAAGATTTTGATCAAAAGTGCGAAACTATCTTACATAGACACTTCTCTAGTAAGAGATTTCCAGGTACGAGGGAATTTTTTATAAAAGATGAAGAGTTAATGAGAGAAATAAATAAAATTAATACAGTCGACGATATAATAAGACTTAGAAAGAGTTATTGCTCGAAATTGGAACGTCTTAAGTTCCAAAAGAAATTTAAGGGTATACTTACTATGAACTGGAATATCATAAAGACTGTATGTAACGAAGATATTGATTTTGTAATTGACTACATACTAACAAAAGAGAATTACATTAAGGTAGAAGATATTAACATTTTCAAGTCAGTAAAGGATTTATTTGGTGTTGATATATTAGATTACCCAGAAGAAGTGAAAGGGTGCGTCGACGATTTCTTTAATATATACAATAAAATAGACACTCGGCAGAAGAAATTGAAGTTCTTGTGTGAAAAACTTCCGACTCTTAACGAACTTGAAAGAACTTGCATATTGGGAAGTATTACAGAGACTCGTTTTCAAGAGTATATTGAAGTACTGGGTCTTGATGAGTGTAAGGCGCAAGCATATAACACATCATTTCTAAATAAGAAATTAAATATCGTAGGGTTTGATGAAACTCTGCTAAATGATACTATATACAATGAATTTAAAGTGTGGCATTCTTATTCAAACCCTTATATAAAACAGAAGCTAGGTGAGATATATAAGGATAATAATTACAGAGCTACCGCAAAAGCAGTTGACCTAAATAAGTTCTTTAATACTAAACATGGGAGAATAGTAAAAGATAAAACAGGTAAGTGGGTAAATGGAATCTGTATACTGAGTAAGAAATAAACATAGGGAGTAGGTTAGGCTGTTTGTCCTACTCTTTTTTTTTCACTATGAAGCTCTTAATCAGTACAGGTCGGGTAAGCCTGCAGCTCCCCTCCCCGCCTTCCCGTTGCCACAATAGAACCTTCGTCGTTACCACTCCTGAAGAACCTATTGAACCCGGGGAAGGTATTCACCTTATGTGGCGTCGCCGGCAGAGCACGGCTCGACGGTCTTAAGGGTAAACTTGAAAATACCCCTGAAGTACATCTGTGGTTAGGATACAGGAAAATACCGAGCCCGTGGCGAGGGATTTTGTATGAACTCTACAGATGAATATTGGGGTTTGATTATTTTTTTAGGCTAGGATATATATTAGGAGGCTACGCCTCACGATTTAATGAAATAATCAGAATTACGATAATAGTGTTCTAAAAGACTTATCTATGTAATAGATAGGGGCATTAAGCGGGCCGCTGCCAAAAAAGGCCGCTTAAGCCCGGAACCGTATTTATAAACATTTTAAAATTAATTTACTATGACTGAAGAAGGAGCAATAGTAGTAGAAGTACCTAAGGGATATAGGTACATTTCTGAAATTCCAAATTTCAAAATTAATGACTTCCCTCACATCCTGAACAAACAAATACCAGGGTGTGGTTTCACAGAGTATTGTATTGACCCTGCTAAAAACAGTGAAGATATAATACTATGTAGCCCTAGAAAGATCTTACTAAAAAATAAGTATGATCAACACGTAGGAGATGTTTTCTTAGTCGAAAATAAGTATGAAGTAGAACCTAGGACAGACAAAGACCTGACGAAGATCGAAAAAGAAAAGGGAGGTAGTATTTTTGCAGAGGAGAAAGTACCGACAAAGGAAGAGATTGAACAAGCTGAAAAAGAAAAGGTAGGCTTCTTTAATGGTCTCAGGGAGGACTTGAAGAAGTATATCATAGGCTGTAGATTTCTTAAGAAGCCCGTAAAAATCTTAGTTACCTATGATTCATTCAGGATTGTCAAAGATATTATTAAGAGTATCGACGAGCTTGATAATTTTAGAGTAATTGTGGACGAGTTTCAGAGTATTTTCACTGACAGTAGATTTAAACCGGATACAGAAATGGTATTTGTCAAGAACCTACAAGAAGTGAAGAAGCTCTGTTATGTTAGTGCAACACCAATGATGAAAAAGTACTTGAGCCAGTTAGATGAATTTAAAGATCTTCCGTATTATGAACTGGACTGGGAAGCACTTGACCCTGATAGAGTAAGAAAGCCAAAACTCACTCTTAAAAGTATGAGGTTTATGTATACAGTAGTTGGTCCAATTATTCAGAAATACTTAGACGGTAAGTTTGACTATAGATTTGTAAAAGGAGCTAATGAGGGTGAAGTAGTAAAGGTGGAGTCAAAGGAAGTTGTATTTTATGTCAACTCTGTCTCCAATATTACAAACCTGATCAAAAGAGCAAAACTAAAACCTGATCAAGTAAATATTCTGGTTGCTAATACACCAGATAATACGAAGAAGATACATAAGAGACTTGGCAAGAAGTTTAATATTGGCACAGTCCCTTTGAGAAATGAACCTAGGAAGATGTTTACCTTTTGCACAAGAACTGTATACCTAGGTGCTGATTTCTATAGCGACAATGCTAAGACGGTAGTACTCAGTGATGCAAATATAGAAACACTGGCGGTTGATATTTCTCTGGATCTCCCTCAAATCTTAGGTAGACAGAGATTAGTAGAAAACCCTTGGAAAGATGAAGCAACTGTCTATTTTAGATACTTACTAGATAAGAGTAAAGTAAATAAGAAAAGTTTTGACGAGAGAATAGACTGGAAGCTTAAAAAGACCGGTAACTTGCTTACTATATTTGACGAGACCAGGAATGTATTAAAGGGAGACTTATCAGAAACATACCAAAAAATAACAAAGGCCTTCAACTACAGGGATGACTATGTAGCAGTAAATGTAGAAGAGGATCCAGAAACAGGAGGTCCAAAACTTATACCAGTAATAAATAACCTAGTACTAGTATCAGAGAGACGTGCTTTTGATATGCAACAGACAGAATATGCAGATAGGTTTACAGTCTTTAATGAGGTTGGTAAGGTATCTACGATCGAGGCCATGAGTGATAAGGTATCTGAGTTCTTTGAAGAGTATGAATTGAGAGACTCAAGACAGAGAAAGTTGAAGTTTCTATGTGAGAGTTTTGAGAAA